CGACAGGTCGTAAACGAGCTGCGATGATGTACCCAATCTTCAAAGACATGAAGTGTGAGTGGGCAGGATTGAGGTATGCAGGTGGGGGAGTCGAGCCAATTGTCGGTTGCTTTGGCAACGTTATACAGCCAACTAAAGGCCCCGACAAAGGTGACCGTCACCATGGGCCGGACAAGAATGTTATCAACAATGCCCCAGACAACGTACACCGTATCTGTAGTACGTGTCACAACAGATGGCACGCCCTAAACAATAAGTACTACGGACCTAGACCACCAGCGGATGAGCCTTTCATGCCGTTGGAGGAATACATCTGCAAGAAACATGACACGGAAACTAAAGCAACTGACAAAGAAATTGCAGATAACGAGACATGGTGGGCAACAAAACACAAGTTGCTTGCTAATGTTGACACCGAATAGATGGTACGCTACCATCACTGAAACAGGACGGAGATGACAATGTATTTGTGGATTGACCTTGAAACAACTGGGCTAGACCCAGACAATGACCGTATCCTTGAGATTGGCTGGCTCCTGTCGGACCATCACGAACAGGTAACGGAAGAGCAATCAGTGCTCATCACCCCAGACAAGATTGGCTGGGAGCTAATGCAGCAAGACATTTTTGTGCAGACAATGCACACAGAGAACGATTTGCTGAAAGACATGGAGTACTTCGGCACCGTCCTCCCCGAGGATGCTGAAGACCAAATTCTTGAGGAACTAGACAAGCACTACCCAGAAGGGTTACTTACCCTCGCCGGTGCAAGCGTTCACTTCGACAGAGCATTCATTCGCAACTGGATGCCTCGCCTTGACCGCAGACTAAGCCACCGACACATGGATGTCAGCACCTTGCGCATGTTCTTTGACTCACAGGGTTACTACTCTGTCGGAGAGAAGGAACGCGAAACAGTACACCGTGCAATGGAAGACATCGTTGACACATTCAATCTGTACAAGCGGTATCTCTCACTCGTACAAGAACTAGGAACACACAACGAACCGGATGACCTAGATGCCTAGTGTCAGCCATTCAGAGGTGGACAGCTATCTGCTGTGCCGGAGAAAGCACTACTATGGCTACGGCCTCAGCCTAGAGCGCATCAGCACAAGCCAATCATTGGCAACCGGCACAGCAGGTCACCGCATACTCGAAGCATTCTACGCACACCTACTGAGCCTGTCGGATACGGCAAAGGGTCAGCTAGAAAACTTCGACCTTGCTCTGGAACGTGCATACTCTGTATACCAAGAGGTAATGGACGAAGGCTACACAGACGCAAACAACAGGGCCGTGCTGCACGACATACTGTTCCACGAAGAGTGGGGATACTTTGCCAACGAGTTCATGGTCAAGAACGGGTGGCGTGTGCTCGCAGTAGAGGCAGAGTTTAGTCTCATCTACGACACAGACACACAAAGCAGCTACCCGTTTGTAGTAGACATGCTTGTGCAAGACCCCGAAGGCAGGTACGTAGTCATCGACCACAAGTTTGTGTACGACTTCTACACTCCAGAACAAACAGACCTGCAACCACAGATACCCAAGTACATTGGGGCACTGAGGGCAATGGGGCATGAGATTGCTTACGGCGCATACAACATGTTGCGCACACGAAAACTGAAAACACCAGCAGCTGACTCAATGAATTACTTTATGATTCTCAAACCCAACCCTGACCGTGTGCTGAATACATTTATGGAACAGCTCGGCGTGGCGGCTGAGATTCAAGCCCTGAAAGAACTTAGTATCGATGAGCAGAACAAGCGGGCCTACCGCACAGCCAACAAGATGGTGTGCCAGTCCTGTTCGTTCCGTGACATATGTTCCACTGAATTAATTGGGGGCAACACTGAATTGATGCTGAGAACTGAATACAAACTAAGAGAACGCCGAGTCATCGGCATATCAAATGGAGAAAATAATGAATCAAAAACTGGATGATATTTTGTCAAGAATGGCTGACCTTGGTACGGAAAAAGTGTCAAAGAACCTGATGGCAATGCTTTATGGCAAGCCTGGTACTGGCAAGACCGTCCTATCTGTCGCTCTGGCAAAAGCAATTGTGAAACCAAAGCAGAAGGTACTGTACATCGATACCAAAGAAGGTTGGGTATCGCTGCAAAACCACGACACCTTGCTCAAGGATGTCGTGCGTATGAACTACCAAAACTTTTCAGACTTTGCGATTATTGCTAACGCAATAGCCAAGGGTGAGAAAGGTTTGGAGAAGGTGGGAGCTGTAGTTATCGATGAGTTCTCTACCGCAGCAGACATGCTGCTTGATGACCTGTACCGCGAGGACATTGGCGCAACGAAGGATGAGATTCCGACAGGTGCGCTGGATGCCAGGCTGTACAAGCCATTGGGCGATGCGTGTCGTAAGGCAGTGGAGATGTTTCAGAACTTGTCGGGAGTGCATGTCATCCTCGTCGCTCACGAACGCGAGGTTGTTGACCACCGCAAGATGAAGGTAACCAAACCCGGCTTTACCCCCAAGAACAATGATGGGTTGCAGAAACTAATGCACGTAACGGCACACGTTACAAACGAAATCAAAGGCATTGGTAAGAACACAACCTACGAACGGCAAGTGCAATCGCACCCGTCAGCCCTAGTAGATGCGAAGTCTCGCATTGGTGGGCTGCCCCTTATGACTTCACCCGAGGACTTCATTGAGGTAGTCAATGACTGGCTCAATGACAGCACCCGAGGGATTGAAGCCGAGTCTAAAGAATTAGCCTCGGATGAACTGCCTGACGAAGGCGTGCCCGTATCCGAAGAGTACATCGAAGATGACGAGCCCGTATTCGTAGGCGAAACCAACTGATAACTGAAAGGACCAATAATGGGACTGTTAGATGAATATGGCATTGACACTAGTGAGGCGGAAACTCCGTCGTATGACATGGAGGACGGTATTTATGAATTTACTGTCGGAGATGTCTACGTCAAGCAGGGTTCACAAAAGTACCCTGACCGTGCATGGGTCATCATCGAATACTTGGTAGGCGATGAGGGCAAGAAGCAGAGCGAACTCTTCGAGTTGCCTGCCGACCCCGAGAACCTCACTGACCGTGAGCGTCAGAAGCTGGGCTACTATGTGGCCCGTCTGATGGACCTCGGCGTTGACCGTGCAGCTGTCAACGACGTAGACCGTGAAGACCTCATCGGACTTCGCGGAACTCTCCAGCTTTACAGCTCCGCTGGTAAGGGAGCCAACGCTGGTAAGATGTTCCAGAACATCAAGAATGTCAAAATTGCAAAAGCTTCTGAGGCTCCCCAGCCAGCCCAGAAGAAGACCCGTCAGACCGCAGCTAGTAACCCCTTTGCATAACTAGCTTGACGGGCACGTGGCCCCGGAGTTTCATTTCTCTTTTCTCCGGGGCCACACTCTAAACTTAAGGACGATATAAATGGACGCGACCACAGAACTGCGAGAGTTCTACAACTACATCTGGGGCGAAGAAGCTGTAAGGGATACCCCAACGTTTGTGTATCTGCCTGTCGAGCACGAAGGCAAATGGACTCCGTACATGTTCGAGTGGCCACGCCAACGCGAAGGCGTCATCCGACACACGCTGAAGTGGTCGGCTATCAAAGCCAACGTGTTCTATTCACCAGCTCTTTTCAAGGCAGCCAACCCTGCCAAAGATAATGTGCTGGGTAGTTGGATGCTGTGGGTAGACTTCGACGGTAACGCACCGGAAGAGTGGGACCAGGAACCCGAGGACGGCAAGATGTTTGTGCCACCACCGACATTGATTGTTCAGTCGTCCATCGAGAAACACGAACACTGCTATTGGAAACTAGATAAGTTTATTGACGATATCGAAACGCTGGAAGATAGAAACAGGGCACTTGCTTACGTGATGCATGCGGATACATCAGGCTGGGACGCAGACCAAATACTTCGACCCATACGTACCACTAATCACAAACGGAACATGCCCGTCATTGTGAAGGAGTGGGAACGTGAAGACGCAGTATAGTCTCGAAGACTTTGCGCACATAGCAGCTGCCAGAAAGATTGTCAGCACTGACTTGGTGTTGGGGGAGCTGCCTCCTCTTGAGGATGTCAAGGCTTTAGCTACGTGGACGCCTGAGTTTCTGGAGAAGTTCAACAGGGATTCTACATACTTTGCTGGGCCTCCCAAGAAGGATAGGTCTGCGGCGATGTCGGAGCTGGCCCACATGGGGGCTGAGCTTGGCTGGCCTGACGAGCACATTGCTGCTGCCCTGTACGATGCGGATGACCGTTGGGGTAAGTACAAGTACCGCCGTGACCGTGACCGCCGCATAACAGATTTTATTAACAGGGCCCGACAGAAGCATGGGTACAATGCCCTGCAGAATGTTGACCTGACACGCATGATTGAGTCGGCCAACCAAACTACGCCAGTCATGGGCGAATCGAAACTTATCTACGGGTACCAAGATTTCGTGGATGCTGAGTTCAAGATTGAGTG